TTTAGTTAAGCTACAAGTAAAAAGTGATTTTGCATCAGCTTTATACTCATATTTAGGTGCTTTATTACCTGTACTTCTTAAATACATTGTCAAAGCACAAAATGGTGTTTTCTTTTGTTGTTGATACATTTATTTTCTCCTTATTAATTGATTATATTTTCTTACTTGTTCATTGAAAAGTAATTCTGATTTATGACAACTTAATAAACCAAGAAAAGCTTTTAAATGTTCTTTTTTGTATAAGATATGTCTAGCTTCAAAGTCAGCATTATCTTTAGGTAATCTTACAATATACATTTTATTTATTTTCTTACCTGTCTGTTCTTCATAAGCTAATTTATATCCATGAACTTGATGCACCATGTTTATAAATATACCTTTACTTGTTTTAATATCAATTAACCAAAGATTTCCTTTTGGGTCTATTGCAACTAAATCTAAAGTTCCACAATATCCTCTTTCGGAATATAGAATCTTTTCTGATTCAACTAATTTAAGTTTATGTTTTTTCCAAAACTTTTTAAATTTATCAAAACAAGCTTTTATTACAGGGTCTTCAGGGTCAGTAAATTTTTCTCCTTTAAGCCACATCTCACAAAATTTATGAACCATAGAGCCAATATTTAAAATATTATCTCCTTGTTTTTTTGCGTTTGTTTTAGCATTTAGGATTATTGATTCTATTTTATCAATAGATATACCCTGTCGTTCCATTTCTTTTTTTATAGCATTTACTTGATTTGCAATCTTCCAATTTTCTAACATTGGACTTGCTAACTTTCCAAGTATTGTACTCATACCAACGACATATTCATTTTGATGAATATAAACGTGCTTCTCTTGATTGAACTCTACTTTATGTCCATGTTCTGTTATTATCTGCATATCCATTCCTCTCTCTCTTTGTTATAAATTTATAGTTATTTTCTATTAGCGGTTTTACAAAATAATCACTATCACAACCAAACAGTTCACAAAGTTTTAACTCATTCCATTTTGGACAAGCATTAGAACCTTTTTCATATTTTTGAACCTGTTGGAAGGTAACATTGATTGCTTTTGCAACTTTAGTCTGAGTATAACCCTTCATCAATCTTATTTTCTTTAATTGACAACCATATACTTTTTTAAAGACTTTTTCGTTTTGTTGATCTGATATACCAAATTGATTTAGATAAGCTGGTATTTCAGAATTGATCTTTTCTATAAGACCTTCATTTCTTAGTATCATAAAATGACCACTCCTTTTTCTCTTTTGTTGTTAAGTTATTAAAAGCTTCTTTAAAGCATGATCTACAAAGTAAGCTATCAGCCCATAAAGAATCTGATGAATAAAACCAAGCTAATTTATCTGCATCATCTTTAAAACATCTTGCACATTGAAAGCTTAGTTTTATAATTTTTGATGTTGGTTTTGTCATTATAGTTCTCCTCTCTTACAGTATTTAATTTCATTACCAAATCTTCTTCTATCAAACACACCCATATCTTGTTCATTAGAATTATATCTAATCACATAATGCCATTCAAAGCCATCATTATCAGTAAAGCTATAGTTGCTTAAATGTTTGTGTATATTTTTGACTTTGTGTGTATCTGCAAAAACAGTAAAAACTTTATGATCATAAGATTCTTCTTTTTCTACTGTAACTACAAAACCTACTTTATTTGGTTTCCATTCTTCAGGTACTAATCCTAAAGACCAACCACATTGAAAGTCTTTACATTGATTTGGTCTTGAATCATAAATTTTACAGCCAACACCAACTTCACAATGTTTGCACCATTCATAATCTTTTTTAAAGTCTTTAGGCTCATGTATGCTGTAAAGCTTACAACACATATTACAATCACCACATTCTCTCTTTTGAATTGTCATATCTCTCTCCTTATTTGATTACTGCATGACCACGATTAGTCATACATCTTTTGTATATATCAGGGTATTCATACTTAGCTTTGGGTGCTAACCAAACAGTAGAAGGTCTTATGTAATAGTTCCATACATATCTTCCTGATTCTATAACCATGTTAGTATTATCTTTAGCTAAATACTGACAATGCTGTAAATCATTTGTAATATCTTCTGATTTACTTTCATTAAAAGTTCCTGATCTTCCAGCAGTATCAATAATTGGTTTGTAGTAAGTACATTGTAATAGGGTCGCAAAAACCGCTACTAAAAGTATATTTTTTTTCATATCTATATATCCTCTCTTTACAGACTAATTGGGTGATACTTTATCTGATGTATCTGCCAAGCCATCTGCTTTTTTCTTTCCTGTAGCTTTTTCAGTTTTTCCTTCAAATCCTTCTCTCTGATTATGGCTTTGTCGTACTTCACTTGAAGCTTTGGGAGTGCCTTCATTTGCATTAGCTTTCTCCTTTATTAAAGTTTCTACTGAACTAACAGTAGTGTTTGGGTGAAAAACTACACCCAAATTCTTTTGCATATCTTGTAACAAATCAAAGTCTTTGTTTCTAGTTTTTATTTTAAGTATCATGCTATCTCCTCTTTTGATAAATTTAGAAATTTTTTCATTCTATCTTTATTAAACCAAGTTACTACAATTTCAGAACTACCAGCAGAATACTGAAGTTTATATCTGCTAACACCATCATCTTTTTGATATTCTTTTATCAGTTCTTTTGCATGGTCGTATCTGTCTGTCACATCACAAATAAAATCATCACATTTAATAAAAAATAATTTCATTTATATACTCCCAACTGCAACTTGATGTAGTGCGTACATTGTTAAAGATACAAAGATCAATACTGTAAATATAAATCCTGTAGTATAAAGTAGTATTTTTTTCATGCTCTCTCCTCTGTTAAGGGGGGCTGTTACACCCCCCTGATTGTTATTATACACTAGGGTCAAGATGATAATGTCTTTGACCAATAGAATGATAATAGTAAGATGTACCTTTATTCCATCTTTTAGTTTGGTCATTCCATTTAATATCAACCCAATCTATGTAAGGTTTTTTATTATGATCTAGTTTTTCTTTTTGAATTAAATAGTGAACTTGCTTTAAGTTTTTTTCTTTTCTGCCACTAGCAAAAGTAGTATATGAATCATGTTCATATAAATCACTATCATTTTCAATTTTAAGAATTGTTTTACCTTTAGGGTGTTTTAACATTTCTATAATTGTGTATGGGTAAGAATCACCATTTATACTACGAGTTACACCCATTCCAATTACAGGGTCTAAATCAACACCTCTTACTTTTTTAGAAACATCAATTCCTGTTTGTTCCATGAATTGTTGATCTAAAGTTTTTTTCATATGTTCCATATTTTCTCCTTTTAGGTTATTTGTTTTTTTTATATTTAACATATGTCGTATTATGTTCATAAAGCGGTTGTAATTGCAATAGTAAATAAATGGCTATTTTACTAGCTTTTTAAAGATAATATACAACTCAGCCTATAAAATTAACTTATTTTCAAATCAAAGCAAATCAGTTACATATAAAAACTGATATGAAAAAAAAAATATTTATGTTAAGAGAGATTATTCCCACAAGGAATAAAGTATTTAATTTTCATATCATACTTTTAGGTTAAGTTTATATAAACAAGGTGGCGGTTTGCTCTCTCTCTCCGCCACCACAAAAGGAGAGCATATGAAACAATTAGAGTTGGAATACCCAGCCTATAATTATACTGAAACAAGCAAGTCAGCTTACATCAAACAAAAGCCAAAATTAAAAACTAAAAGAGAATTAGTTTTGGAGTTTGTAAAATCGCAACCATCAACTAATTATCAAATATCAGATGAATTAGAGATGCCATTATCAAGTGTATGTGCTAGAGTTCGAGAGTTACAACTTCTTGAAGAAATAGAAGATAGTGGACAAAGACGAGAAACACCTTATGGAAAAACAGCGATAGTATGGCAAAGAAAAGACTAGCAAACAAAAAAGAAAAAGAACATTTAGCAAAAGTCGCTAGTTTAGGTTGTTATGTTTGTGAAAGACCAGCTAATGTTCATCACATAAGACCAAAAGGTCTAGGTATAGGAAGAAGATCATCTCATTATGATACAATTCCTTTATGCTACGACCATCATCAAGGACAGTTCAGTATTCATAACGATAAAATAAACTTTGAAAAAAAATATGGTACAGAACAAGAAATATTAGAAATAACAAAAGAGAGGATTAAAAATGAGTCGTAAATCAGGTTATTTTATTTGTTACAGAAATATATGGCAACACCCTGTATTCAAAAATTTATTACAAGCTAGTTGCTGGATATATATGATTAGTTCTGCAAGTCATCAGGACAAAGATTTAAGATTTTTAGAAAACAAAATTTTTATAAGACGAGGTGAACTTATAATGCCATTGAGAGTAACAGCTAAAAGATTTGGTATGTCATATTCTGAAATGAGAACTTTCATACTACGTCTAGTGCGTAGGAAGATGGTAACAACTAGAACCGCCCACTTACAGCCCACAAGCAACCACAAGAACAGAAAAGTTACTATTATTAATGTTATAAATTACGACAAATTTCAATATGTGGATAAAGAACAATCACTTACAGACCGCATATCGCAACAAGTACTAAATAACAATACTAATGAACATACTAATATAGGGTCTAGCAAAGATAAGATTGTTAATAGTGAATATAAAATTGTGTCCGAGTGGGGTCAGTATAATATTATTATGAAAGATGGCAAAAAATTCAAAAAGCATAAATGGAAAGATGAGCCATTGAAAGAATATCAATGAAAAATAATTGGTACAAATCTAAAAAAAAATCACATATGTATATGAGGGTAGTTAGTTTGTTCCCTAATCTAGCTACTCTCTTGAAAGTCTGAAATGCTGTCAATTCTAAGAATATTCAAATATGTCAGAAAAAGATTGATTAAACTGTCGCTTGAAAATAAAATGCTAAAAAGGCAACTAGAATATTATAGAGCAGTAGTAGAATCAATAGAGAAAAGAAAACATTAAATGGTCAGAAAAAAATCCAAATATAGACATATTTCAATAGGTAAGAGAAAATATTACTTTTACCATATCATTTGGGAAGATATTTTAGGTGATAGTTCGCATTTTTCATTTAGTGAATTTGAGAAGATGAAACCAGCAATTATGAATACTTACGCTTATGTATTTAAAAAAGATAAAAAGTATTTATGGACATTTGCTAGTTATGATGAAGAAACCTTTAGTGATCGTAATGTCTTTCCTATTGGTTGCATAAAAGAGTTAAAAAAGATAGAGATATAGGAATATGAAATCCGACATAAACAAGGCAGAAATGAAGAAACAAATGGGCAGACCACAAAAACCCATTGATGAAAAAATACTAGCAAATTTAAGTCAGATAGGTTGCACACAAGAAGAAATAGGTAGCATAGTAGGAATATCTGCTAGAACATTACAAAGAAGATTTGCCGATTTATTAGAGGTTAATAAAAACAAAGGTAAAGCTAGTTTGAGAAAAAAAATGTATGAACGAGCCATGAAGGGGAATGATAAACTTCTCGTCTGGCTCTCAAAACAATACTTGAATATGTCTGATCGAATACACAACACCAATACTACAGAACCTTTACCATTAATTATTGAAGCAAAAGCAGAAGAAGTAAAAGATTTGAATGGCAAAAAAAAAGGGTAATCTTTATGGTAAAGTCATAGAATATACTCGTACAGAGAATGGTACATCTATTGGCAGACGACCTAAATTTAGTTCAATGAACAAAAACAAGAAAAGATCATACAAGAAATATCGAGGACAAGGTAAATGAAAAGATCAAACTTTTATCCTAATGGTGAGTTTATACCCTACCAAATGCCACAAGATTTTAGACCATCACAAGGTAGAGGTTCTTGTGGAAACTGCGGAATGTTTTCTGAAAGAAGAATGTTTTGTGGTATATTTAGGACTCAGGGAGTCAAAGATACTTATGTTTGTAACAAATGGCGACCTAGACATTTCAGAAGGTAATGGAACTAATAATACAAAATGATGGTGTTTATACTTTAGTTGAAGTTACAAAAGACATGATAGACCATCTAAAAATACTTGCAGATATAGATTGCTTTTCTTTGTGCGATATTATCAGAATAGAATTTACAGAATACTTAGACTATCCAATTAATCAGCATATTATGAAAGATGGTTCAGGTTACTTTTATGGGTGTATTTGTAGATGATAAATGATATTAGAAAAGAATGTCACTACATGGAAAAAGAAAACTAAACAAACCTTTTAGAACACCATCAGCTTCTAAGAAGTTTGGAGTTTATGTAAGAAACAAAAGAACAGGCAGAGTTCAAATAGTCAGATTTGGTTCGAAAACAATGACTATAAAAAAGAATATTCCAGCTAGACAAAAGAGTTTCTTTGCTAGATTTAGACCTATCTTAGCAAAAGTAAAAGGACAGAAAACTTTGAGTCCAGCTTATTGGGCTATTCAATCATGGAAAAAAGGATTTAAGATATGAGCAAAAAAGATGACACAATCAAAGTTAGTTCTGAGTCCAAACTTCAGCTTCCTCTTGCTAATTTAATTGGAATAATACTTGTAGTTAGTGGTGCAGTATTTGGCTATGCAAACCTTACAGGTCGTATATCATCACTTGAAACAGCAGATACTTTATTCCAAGCTGATCTTCTTAAAAAAGCAGAACAAGAACCTAAGAACTTAGAGATGTTTATGTTAATAGAACATTTAGCATCACAAATAGAATCTATCGAAAAAGAGATAGAAGCTAGTAGATATAACAAAGTCAATATAGATCATTTAAAAGAACAAGTTGATATTATAAATAAACAAATAGAAAAATTAAGAAATGGTAATCACTAATGGAAATAATAGTAGCTTTATTAATGTTTGTAGGTGCAGATCAAAAACTTTTGGAAATGACTTATATGCCATCTATTTCAAAATGTTTGGAAAAAAAAAGAATAAGCACTCGGAACAGTAATGCAACTTATATGTGTTCTCGTGTAAAAGCAGAACTTGATGCAGATAATAAAATTTTAAGAATAGAGAAGTTAAAATAATTTATGAGTATAACAATGATTGATTGGT